TTTAGGGCGCAGACGGACGAATCTACCCCTTTCCACATACTTAGAGGTGCAGGTCTACGTGCTTTTCCCGCTCCGAGTAATTCGGTGGATCTCCGCTTGGAATCAGTGGCGCAGCAACTTAACAAAATGGTTGAAGGTAAACCTGCGTTTTTAATGGATAGAAGATGCCAACAGCTTATTAAGGGATTTGAAGGTGGCTATGCTTACAAGCGTATGGAAGTAAGTGGAGAAAGATATGCGGATAAACCTGACAAGAATATGTACTCTCACATACACGATGCACTACAATATTTACTTCTAGGGGCAGGAGAGGGTCGCGCTTTGATGTCTAATCAACAGCAATCAAGGGTTGTAAACGCTAGAAAAGACTTCGATGTATTTAGTAGGCAACCTAAAAATGCAGCTAGGAAACAAAACGTCTGGTCATTTGTGCGTTGAATTTTATTTTATTTTGTGATTAGCAGGATATATTGGTTCTGAATAAGGAAAAGCATAATGGGTATTTATGATAGAAATAAAAGAACTAAAGAAGCAATATCTCGAGGACAAGCCGCACAAAAATCAGGTAAGTATAAAGGTATAAAAGAAAGCAGCGCTGCAAAAAGAGCTAGATCAAAAGCTTCTCAAAGAAGAAAAGATGCTGCAAAAAAAGCATCTTTAATTGCTTCAACAAAAGGAGCAATAGGCCCAAGCGGTTATGTAAGTCTTGATAGAATTGCAGGTGCAGAAAAAAATAGCGCACTTGATGATCTAAAGATGGATCTTGGACTCAAAGCAAAAAATACAGCGTATTATCGTGATTTAGCAAAACGATCAGCTGCTTCTCAAAAAGCACTTGAAGATATGAAGAATCGTAGGAAAAATAAAGGTGGGAGTAGTTCGACTGCTACTTCTACTTCTACCTCTACTGATACTAATACATCTACTAACACAACAACTACTAATACAGATACCAACCAAACAACAAGTGACGTTACTACGTCAGAAGGTGGAACTATTGGTGGAACATCTGTTACCGCAGAAAGTATTTACACACGCGACCCTGAAGATGCTATTTCAGATCAAGAGAAATTAGCAGCAGAAGAATTAAGAAGGCAAAGAATAAAAAGAGCTAGAGAAAAACAATCGTTACTTAGACGTAGGATTGAACGAACCGCAGAAGTTGGATCTGGCAAAAGAGTATTGTCTGGAACAGAACAGGAATTAAATGTACAGTCTCGGCAAGCAGGATCAGGTCGCAGAGGTGGCGCAGGGCGCAGATCATTAATTACTGGTTCTACTGGTGGAATCGGATACTATAGTAGGTTCTTATAATGCATGATCCAAAACAAAAGCTTGAACGATATGAGAAAGCAAAAGCTCATAGGCAAAACTTTGTAGATCTTTTTGAAGAGTGTTATGAATACGCTCTACCGCAAAGAGAATCTTTTTATTATGAAACCGCAGGTCAACGCAGAGATGATAAGATCTTTGATGAAACCGCAGTAGTTGGTGTTCAGGAGTTTGCATCAAGACTGCAATCAGGGTTAGTTCCAAACTTCGCAAGATGGGCTGATCTTATGGCAGGATCAGAAATACCAGAAGGTGATAGAGATTTTGTTGATAATGACCTTGATGAAATAACAGAATATGTATTTGAGATTTTACAGAACTCAAACTTTTCTCAGGAAGTTCATGAAGCATTTATGGATTTAGCTGTTGGCACTGGTGTTCTTTGTGTAGATGAAGGGGATGCAATTAATCCCATTAGTTTCTCAGCAATACCATTACCTCATGTTGTTCTAGATACTGGACCTGATGATAAGATAGATCATGTATTTAGAGAACGTAAAGGTATACGAAACTCTGAGATCACTATACTTTATCCCGATGCCAAACTTGATCCGCAAATACAACAAAGAGTATTGCGTGACCCAGAAGGTAAATGTACTTTGCTCGATCTTGTTTGCAAAGATTACTCTAAGAAAAATGAAGAAGCCTATTTTCATTATGTAATAGATATGTCTACTAAAAAATACATTATTGAAAAATCATTTAAAGGGGTTGGCTCTAACCCATATGTTTGTTTTCGATGGTCTAAATGTGCAGGAGAAGTATACGGAAGAGGCCCATTAATTAATGCTTTATCTGCTATTAAAACTACAAACCTAACTATTCAGCTTATATTAGAGAACGCACAGATGGCTATATCTGGTATTTATCAGATGGATGATGATGGTATTATTAACCCAGATACTATTAATTTAGTTCCTGGAACTATAATTCCTAAGTCTCCACAATCTGGTGGACTTCAACCAATACAATCAGCAGGGAGATTTGATGTTGCCGACATAGTTTTAAGCGATATGCGGTTAAATATTAAACGCGCATTATACAATGATATGTTAGGAAATCCAGATAGAACTCCTGCATCTGCTACAGAAGTCGCTGAACGTATGGCAGATTTGTCACGCAGGATAGGATCAGCGTTTGGCAGACTGCAAGCTGAGTTAGTACAGCCAGTACTGCAAAGAGTTATACATATTTTAAAGAAACAAGGTCGTATTGAAATGCCAGTTGTAAATGGCAGAGAGGTAAAAATTAGATCTTCTTCGCCACTAGCACAAGCACAATCAAATCAAGATATTACTTCTGTTTCAAGATTTTTGGAATTAGTTAATACTTACTTTGGGCCTGATACTACAAACATATTAATTAACTCAGAAGAGACAGCTATTCATCTTGCTAAAAAGTTTGGTGTGCCTGACACCTTGATTCGTGATGCAGAAGAGCGTAAAGAGATAGTTGCAATGATGCAGCAAATGCAGCAAATGCAGCAAATGCAACAACAGGAACAACAAACAGGGCCACCTATTGCCGCAGAATAGTCATATTGGTTTAGACGGAATAGCAAGAAAAAGAGTAGAAGAAGATAGAATTAGCCTTAACTTTGGCTCTTTGTTTTCTGAACCTACTGGTCAAGAAATCCTTAAATACTTGCGTAGTGTTACTATAGAAATGGTAAGTGGTCCTAATATTAGCACTGATGAACTGCGCCATTTAGAAGGTCAGCGTTATCTTGTTGGCCTAATAGAACGTCATATTCAAAGATCACATAAGGTAAAAAACAATGAATGAAGAAGTGCAACAAACAGAAACTACAAATGAACTGCCGCCACAAGATCAAAGAGACTTTGTTGTAGCAGAAGATTTAGAAACAAAAACAGAAGAACGTCCTGAGTGGCTACCTGAAAAATATAATACTGGCGAAGACTTAGCTAAAGCTTATAAACAATTAGAGTCAAAACTTGGTTCTAAAGATGATGAGATTCGCTCAGAAGTTTTAAAACAAATTGAAGAAGAATCATTTAAAGATCGACCAGATAATGCAGGAGATTATCAACTTCCAGATTTTATTGATGATGATACTGTATTTAATGATGAAGTTCTTAAATGGTGGGCAGATCATTCTTTTACATATGGCTTTAGTCAAGAAGAGTTTTCTGAAGGTTTAGAAAAAATAATTAATTCTGCTATGGATTCTTCTATTAATCCTGAACAAGAAATGGAAAAGCTTGGTGATAATGCTAATGCAAGAGTTGAGGCAGCGGCATTATTTTCACAAAAGTTTTTTGGAGAAGAACATATGCCTTCAATAGAAAGGCTTGCTGAAACTTCTGAAGGTGTTGAAGTAATTGAATTCATTATGGAAAAATTGCAATCTTCTCCACTTGGCTCTGAGGCCACTCCGTCTGCTCAAATAACGATAGAAAGTTTAAGAGAAATGATGCAAGATGAGAGATATTGGAATCCTGCAAAACGAAATAGTGATTTTGTAAAGCAAGTTGATGAGGGTTTTCAGAAACTTCCTCCTAGATAAATTTAATTTGTGCGTTGCAATTTAAATAAAATTATTGTTTAGAATGGGTCATTACGACCCAAATCGCATTGATCGGCCCTCATTGGATACCCGAATTGATATGTAAGAATGGATACTCGTAGCAATCAGAAACTCAATTAAGGACTGTAAAAATGGCAAATACAATAGACCAAGCCTTTATCAAACAGTTTGAAACTGAAGTTCACATGGCGTATCAGCGTATGGGCTCTAAGCTACGGAACACTATCCGCTCTACAAATGTGTCAGGATCAACTGCTAGATTTCAAAAAATAGGAGCAGGGGCTGCTTCTACCAAAACTAGAAATGGTGATGTGACCACAATGGAATTGGCACACACTAATGTCGAAGTAACAATGACAGATCATTATGCTGCTGAACTAATTGACAAGCTTGACGAGTTGAAAATAAATATTAACGAGCGTCAGGCTGTTGCACAATCTGCGGCCGGAGCATTAGGTCGTAAGACTGATGAGCTTATTATTGCTGCTATGGACACAGGCGCAAACTCTACTCAGATTGCTGATACAAGTGGTGCATTAGCAAAAGCTGATCTACTTACATTGTTTCAAACATTTGGTGCTGCAGATATTCCAGAAGATGGACAACGCTACCTTGCAATGTCTCCTGCAGGATTTGCTGACTTGTTTAATATTAATGAGTTTGCATCATCAGACTTTGTTGGACCACAAAACTTACCATTTGCAGGTGGCATGACAATGAAAGAGTTCTTAGGTTTTAAGATTTTTTCAACGTCTGCTGTAGCAGGAGGTAAGAACTTTGCTTACCATACGACTTCTATGGGCATTGGTATTAACTCAGATGTATCAACCGAAGTTAATTATGTGCCTATGAAAGTAGCACACCTTGCAACATCAATGATGTCAATGGGTGCTATTGCTATAGACGCTAATGGTATCTACGAAGTTTTAGATAACAACTAATTCAGATGGGGGTGAAAGCCCCCATTTGTTCACATAGTTCATAGGGTTCACAATGGCACTAAGCACTCCTGCAAACAGCGCAATCGACATTTGTAGCCGAGCATTAATATTGATTGGTGCAGAACCAATTACATCTTTTGATGATGATACAACAGAAGCCCTCATTGCAGGGAATATGTATGAAGATATTGCTCGAACTAATTTAACATCTACACGATGGAGGTTTGCATCTAATCAAGCTGTATTAAATAGATTGAGTGATGCGCCTACTGGAAGATTTAATGCTGCATATCAATTACCAGACAATCTTTTTGTTCATGCAGTTACAGTAAATGATTTTGCAATTGAGTATAATATTTATGGGAGCAAAATATTTTGTGATGCTTCTGTTAATGATATACTTATCGCAGACTTTACATACAGGGCTGATGAAGTTGATTGGCCTTCTTATTTTTCTGTTTGTGTAGAATATGCAATGGCTCAAGTTTTTGCTACTGCATTAGCTAGAGATCAAAGCCTAGCTAATATGATGCAAGGACAGTACTTAATGTTGTTGGCTAAAGCTAGATCAACTGACTCTCAACAGCAAACCACACGAAAAGTTACAACATCGAGGTTCATTACAAATAGGCGTAGTTAATGCAAAAAGCACGAATACCAATTACAAACTTTCAGTATGGTGAAATAAGTCCGTCTTTGGTTTCAAGGACGGATTCGCCTATTTATAACTCGTCTGCACAATCAGTAAAAAACTTCTTTATAAGAACAGAGGGTGGTGTTGCAAAACGTGGTGGGTTTCAAGCGCTGCATGATTTTACATCTATTGTAGAAAACACTTCTATTAGACAGCAAGTAAGATTAATACCATTTATTTTTTCAGATGATGAAGAGTACCTTATTGCATTTAGTAATCAGAAATGTGAAATCTTTTTTATAAATCCAGTAACAGGTGCGCTATCTTTAGCAACAACTCTTACACAAGATATAGATGGTAACGCCCTTCAATGGGATCACAACTATCTGCATGAAATGACATATGCCCAAGGTGGTGACATTCTTTTTCTGTGTCACAATACCTTTATGTGCCAACAAATAATTAGAACTGGATTAAATAGTTTTCAGGTAGAGCAATTTAATTTTCAATTGCAAGCAGGAGGGGCAAAGATTTTTCAGCCCTATTATCATTTTCATCCTACTGGTGTTACTCTTGATCCTTCTGCCACAACAGGAAACTCTATTACAATAACAACAAGTGCTGCTTATTTTGATACAACTGGTAAACATGATGGTATTACATTACTTTATCATGGCTCTGAAATTTATATAACTTCTGTTCAGTCTAGCACTCAAGCAACAGGAAGAGTTATAGATGAATTATTTGTCGAGCTTGATCCAAGCGCAATAAGAACAACAGATGGGTCAAGTAATCTTGAGATAACGCATATTAATCATGGCATGACTCAAGGTGATACTATTGAAATACGGAGGGCAACATCTGTTGGTGGTATAAATCAAG